CGTTAAAGTAACGACTGCCACGACGACGGCCCCGACCGCTGGCTTTGCCGGTGTGTTTTTGGGCTGCACGTTCGTGTCCTCTGTGACGGGTCAGCCGACCTACTCGCAGCAGTGGACTTCGGGTACCTCGGTCAAGGCCAACACGTACATTGTTGCGTATGTGGCTGATGATCCGGACACCCTGTTCAAGGCTGTGGGCGTGACGGCTTCGCTCGTTGTGTCCACCACGGGTGGCTTCACGTATTCGAACGTTGGCAACAACGTGGCTCTCGTAGCCAATACGCTGAACACCACGAGTGGTGATTCGCAGCAGGGTCTGTTGGTCTCGTCGGCCAGCACCACGCTGTCTCTGCCGATCCGCATCGTTGATGTTGTTGAAGACACGGCCTTCGTGTCGAGCGGCACCGTCTATTACCCGGAAGTCATCGTTAAGTTCAATGCAGCTTACGTGAACTCTGGTGTGATCGAGGGTGGTCACTCTTACAACAACCCGACTGGCGTTTAATAGGGAGTTCTAAGACATGGCTATTTCACGCGCACAATTACTTAAGGAACTCCTTCCGGGCTTGAACGCCCTGTTCGGCCTTGAGTACAAGACCTATGGCGAAGAGCACAAAGAGATCTACGAAACTGAGACCTCTGAGCGTTCCTTCGAAGAAGAGACCAAGCTTTCTGGTTTCAGCGCCGCTCCGGTAAAGGCCGAAGGTGCTGCGATTGCGTATGACAACGCGCAGGAAGCATGGACTGCTCGCTACAACCACGAGACGATTGCTCTCGGCTTCTCCATCACGGAAGAAGCGGTTGAAGACAACCTGTACGACTCGCTCAGCAAGCGTTATACGAAGGCTCTTGCTCGCGCTATGGCGTACACGAAGCAAGTCAAGGCGGCTTCTGTTCTGAACAATGGCTTCTCGTCCAGCTACGTTGGTGGCGACGGTCAGGCTCTGTTCAGCGCGAACCACCCGCTTGTCTCAGGCGGCACCAACAGCAACCGTCTGACGGCCTCGGATCTCAACGAAACCTCGTTGGAAGCTGCGGTTATTCAGATCGCTGGTTGGACGGACGAGCGCGGTCTCTTGATCGCGGCGAAGCCCAATAAGCTCATCGTTCCCCCGGCCTTGATGTTCGTTGCCAAGCGTCTTCTCGACACGGAACTCCGTGTTGCGACCGCCGATAACGACATCAACGCTCTGAAGGCGATGGGTTCGATTCCGGGCGGCTACACCGTCAACCACTTCCTGACCGACACGAATGCGTGGTTCCTGACCACGGACGTTCCGAACGGCATGAAGCACTTCGTTCGTACCCCGCTGGCTAACAGCATGGACGGCGATTTCGACACCGGCAACGTCCGGTACAAGAGCCGCGAGCGTTATAGCTTCGGCTGGTCGGATCCGCTCGGCATGTTCGGTTCGCCGGGTTCGACCTAATAGGTTGATGACCTAGAGAGATTGGGGGGTTACAAGTAGCAATGCTTGTAGCCCCTCTTTTTTAGTGATATACAGTCGTTCATCGGGATTAACAGGTTTATCAGACAGACCCGACTGACGACATGCAGACTGATAAACCTACTCGCATGTGAGGATTTGAAATGGCACGTACAACTTTTAGCGGCCCGGTTGCTTCCGACAATGGTTTCATTGGCGTTATTGCTTCCGATTCTGCCGTTGTTACTAACCTTCTTTGCACGACCCTGACGATTGGCAGCACCAAGCTGACCACGGGTTCGGTATCGGGCACGGTATCGGTTCAGGCCGGTCGCATCCCGGTTCTCATCGGCAGCACGACGCTCTACATCGGTCTGTACGCCAGTCTGGTTCCGTAAGATTTCGTGGGGGGCGTAAGCCCCCTTCATCCATTACAGGAGAACCAGAATGCAAACAGATGTCTTAGCTAGTAAGGTCGCCACAAATGCTGGCGACCTGCTGGATCAAAATAGCCTCGTTATTGGCCGCTCTCGCGTGAAGGCGATTTATGTTGTTCCGGATACGGGTGCTGGCACGGTCACGTTTCGTGATGGTGGAGTCAGTGGCCCGGTAAAAATTCAGATCAACACGTTGGCCTCTTCCACCACTCCTGACTACATCCTGATGCCGGGTGAAGGATTGCTCTTCCAAACGAGCATCTACATCGTCCCGTCAGCCGTAGTCTCGACGATGGTCATTTATGGCTAAGTCTCCCGCTTGGCAGCGTAAGGAAGGTAAGAACCCCGCTGGCGGCTTAAATGCTAAAGGCAGGGCTTCCTACAACCGGGCTAACCCCGGCAAGCCGGGACTCAAGGCTCCGCAGCCTGAAGGCGGCTCTCGTAAGAAATCCTTCTGTGCCCGGATGTCTGGGATGAAGAAGAAACTCACGAGCGCCAAGACTGCCAATGACCCCAACTCCCGTATCAACAAGTCTCTTAGAGCATGGAAGTGCTGATATGGAGATGGTTGTCTGGAACATGGTTCTTACGGGAATCGTGGCCATTTTGGGTTTTGTTGTGAAAGAGAAGTTTGAAGAACTCAAGCGTCTCGGCATCCTTCTCAACAGAACTCGGGAAGAAGTTGCTAGGGATCACGTGACCCGTGCGGAAGTACGGGCTGATGCACAAATGCTGCTTGACCGGCTTGATCGGTTGGAGCAAAAGATTGACAGGTTGGTGAATCATGCCAAGTAAGTCAGGCAAACAGCACCGACTAATGGCCTTGGTCGCTAACGATCCGAAAGCAGCCAAGCGATTGGGTATCCCACAAAAAGTGGGCAAAGAGTACGTCAAGGCCGACAAAGGCCGCAAATTTAAGAGGAAATAATCATGGGCATGTCACCGAAAGCGATGAATATGGCGAAAGCGCGTATGGCCGACCGTGCTGGCCGCGCAATGATGGCTCCGCAGCCCCAGATGGGCATGAAGAAAGGCGGTAAGGCCGAGTCAAAAGAGATGGTCAAAAAGGAAGTGTCTTTCATGAAGAAGAAAGGCGCTCCGAAGTCCATGATCAAGCACGAGAAAGCCGAGTACGGCATGAAGAAGGGCGGTATGGCCGGTGGTTCCTTCCGTAAGGCCGCTGACGGTATCGCCTCTAAGGGCAAGACCAAGGTCAAGATGGTTCGTATGAACTACGGCGGTAAGTGCTGATGAAGTACAAAATGGGCGGACATATCAAAAAACCCCCTGAACCTGTTAGACCGCTTTCAAAAGGTCCGCAAGGTCGGCGGCGTTATCCCGGTCAGAACGAGGCTGATAAAAAGCGTCGTGAGGCAATGCAGGCTGTCGAGGACAGTGGTATGTCCACTAAGATGCAGGAAGCCTACGAGCGTTTTGGCCGTAGTTCCGAGTCTGACTCGCCGGGCTATAAGAAGGGCGGTAAGGTCAAGAAGATGGCCGGTGGCGGCTCCGCTTCCAAACGTGCTGATGGCTGCGCTGTTCGCGGCAAAACACGAGGTAAGATGGTATGAAAGGTTTTGGTAGCCGTGGCTTCGGCACAAAGAAGCGCATGCGTAAGTTTGAAGAAGGCGGTGCGACTGATTACGCCGAGTCCGGCAGTGCCGGTGGCACAAACATCAGTTTTGGCGAAGCCTTTCGCGCTGCTCGCAAACAGGGCCTGAAGACTTTCACATGGCGTGGCAAGGAATACTCAACAGACACCAAGGAAGATAAGGCTAAAAAGGCCGAGAAGTCCTTGACCGAAGTTGAAGTGACTAGCAAGCGTCCTGACTTCTCTAAGATTTACGAGATGGACAAGGTGACGGATAAGGCTGGCGCTGGTAGTCGCGGTGTCCCCCGTCGCGGCGGCGCTCGTGATCCTGAAGCGTCTAAGAAGGTTGAAGCCAAGATTGATGAGAAGATTGGCGCGTCAATCCGTGGTTCGACCAGCAGCATGAAGAATACGGATAGCGTTTATGAGCGTCTTGCTCGCGGCTCAAATGAGTCTGAGCGTAAGGCCAAGCGCGTTCGTGAAGCCCGTGAAGCGATGAGTTATCGCAAGGGCGGCTCAGTCGGCTCCGCTTCTAAGCGTGCTGACGGTATCGCACAGCGCGGTAAGACTCGTGGGAAGATGTGCTAATGATGCCCTCTCGCGGAATGGGTGCAATTAGTCCGAAGAAGATCCCCCGTGCTAAACGCCGGGGGGACTCTAAGCCTGTAGAAGGCACGGGTAAGCCCATCCGCACCTTTAAGAAAGGCGGCGAGTCGAAGGTCAATCAGGCTGGCAACTACACCAAGCCGGGTATGCGTAAGAAGTTGTTTGAGTCCATCAAGGCTTCGGCAACGCAGGGCACCGGTGCAGGGCAGTGGTCAGCGCGTAAGGCGCAGTTGTTAGCCAAGCGGTACAAGGAGAAGGGCGGTGGATACCGGGACTGACATCGAACTTTTCAAAGCGCAGGTTCAGGCTGAACTAAATCGGCTTGAGGCCAAGGCGTCTGCTAAGACTGTTGCTGGTAAGGCTATCGGCAAAGACGGTCTGAAGTACATTACAGCCATCGTCGTGATTGGCGTCGTCTCTAGCCTCTTCTTGGATAACGACAAGATCGCTGCCGTGATGGGGCTGCTTGGCGCGTCTCTGACCGCTTTGATCTCGATGCTGAACGGCATTGCAGGCACGGTTGAGAAGGAAGAGAAGCCCGAGTACGCGGTCATCAAGGAACTTATCGCCAAGTTGGATCGGCTGGATCGCAAGGAAATGCCCATGAGGGTCGATGTCGAGGGCGACCATGTGACCGTCACCAAGGGTGATGATGTGGTTAGGGCAAGCAAGTGAACATGCAGAAGATTGTAGATATGTTGTTTCCGGTTCTTCTGGCCGCCGTTGGCTGGCTATTGGCCGAGATTGCATCATTCAACAATCGGCTGATTGCTATCGAGTCGAAGATTCCGATCCTCATTACCGAAGACGGCGTTCCGACCGACAGCCCGTTGAGCGCCTCCAAGCGGCAAGAACTTAAAGACGAGATCATGGAAGACATCCATGACTTGCAAGTGCGGGTCAAGTTGATGGAAGAGCGCAACAAATGAAGTCCCCGCAGCAGTCCTTGAAGGCTTGGGGCGACCAGAAGTGGAGAACGAAGAGTGGTAAACGATCTTCTGACACGGGCGAAAGGTATCTTCCAGAGGCTGCGATTAAAGCTCTCAGCCCTGCTGAGTACGCCCGAACCACTGCCGCCAAGCGACGAGGCAAAGCCCAAGGCAAGCAGTTCGTCGCGCAGCCCAAGGGTATATCGCAAAAAACCCGTGCGTATCGTCAAAGGGGCAAAGGGTAAGTAAATGGCCTACAAGACTACAGCAACGACGGACTTCAACCTTGATCTCAACACGATCATCGAAGAGGCTTTTGAGCGTTGTGGTGCTGAGTTGCGGACGGGTTACGACTTCCGTACCGCCAAGCGCAGTCTTGGTCTATTGCTCATGGACTGGGCAAACCGTGGTATTAACCTCTGGACG